CCAGAGAAGTTTGTAGTTCAAGGGGATTTTACTATCTTGGGCAGTGTCGCTAATAAAGATCAAGTTGTTTCTCCTGTTAGAACTAGTTTGGTGCGATCGCCCCTCTTTGAGGCGTTTGGGCCACATACTAAGGAGCCATCTATTCTTCATCCTCGTGACAAGCGATGCACTATTGGTGGATCACCACTTCTCCGTGGAGTTGAGAAATATGGTAAGCAAAGTGCACCATTTGACCATACTGCACTTGCAGTTTGTTATGCCAGTGCTTTAGAGTATTGGGGATATCCGAAAGATCATGGAGGTATCCCCAGTGATTTTGAGGCAATAAATGGCGTTGCAGGACGTCCTTATTGGGATTCTATTAATATGCAATCGTCAGCTGGTTATCCATATAAAATCCAACAATTGAAGAAGAGTCATCTTTTTGGAGGAGAATTGCCCAATTGTGTGATGCAGGAACCACTTTTATCCCGTTTTCAGAAGAGAGAAGAATTAGCGAGACAAGGTATCCGTATGGCGGATTCTATCTGGTGTGATACTTGTAAAGATGAATTGAGGCCTTTGGACAAAATTCGAGCTGGAAAAACTCGAATATTTGCTAATGGCCCTGTAGACTTTACTCTCTTGGGGCGTAAGTATGGTTTACCATTCTTTGCTCATTTTTATGGTTCTTATCATACTACTCCATCTGCAGTTGGTATGGATTGTGAAAGTGGTGACTGGCATGAAATGGTCTGCTACCTACGCAAAACATCTAATGTAGGTATAGCAGCGGACTTCGGACGATTTGATGGTACTTTGAGTGCCCAATGCATGTTTTTCTTTGGAGAAACATGGAAACACTATATGCGTGAATATGTGGGGGCTGAGTGGGATTTTGAAGATGATTTGGTAGTGGATACGTTGATTGAAGAACTTATTCATACTACTCATCTTTGCTTAGATGGTGTGTATATAGCTCATGGAGGAAACCCCTCTGGTAATTTTTCTACTGTATTAATTAATACTTATGTAAATTGGATGTATCATGCTTATGCTTGGTTGAAAATGGCTCCACCTGGTGCAGATTCCATGAAGTGTTTTAAAGAGTTAGTAGCTATAAAGCTGTACGGTG